CGGAAACAACTATTCCATTAATATGTCAAGGAATTTATACCGGGCCAGGCATCGATACTGACACGTATGCTAGTTGGAGCACTTTAAAAGAAAACCCTATTCCAAATTTCGATGACTTAGATATTTCCGCGTACCACAACGGTCTCCCAGGAGGTATAATTCCGTTAGAAATTTCTCGGGGGTGTGTAAGAAGCTGCAACTTCTGTGACTGGGTCACTTCGGGTGGTGGGTTTCGTACAAAAACTGGTTTACAAATGTTCAAAGAAGTAAAACACTATGTAGAAAAATATAATGTGAAAAATTTTTACTTCAATGATGCTCTTATCAACGGTTCTATAAAAGAATTTAATAAATTTAATCAGTTGTTAGTAGAGTACTATAAGAAAAAGAATTGGCCTGACAGGTCTATAAATTATTCAGGCCATTTTATTATAAGAGGACCGCAACACGGTTGGAAAAAAGAAGATATAGAATTAATGGGCAGGGCAGGTGCGTACAGTATGGTAGTCGGAGTTGAAACTGGATCGGACCAGGTTCGACAAGCTATGAACAAAGGGTACAATACTGCCGATTTAGATTATAACATGGAAGAATTTGTTAAACATGGTATAAAACTATATATGTTAATGATGATCGGCTATCCCACTGAAACTAGAAAAGACTTCGACGAAACATTAGAATTATTAAAGCGATATCAAAAATATGTAGCAGGTGGACATATCAGTGGTGTAAATCTTGGGCAAACTTTTATAATTGAAGAAGGTGCTCCAATTTTTTATAAGCCCGAGCAATTGGATTTAGTTGGTGTTAATGGTTCAGATCAACCCAGAGATGTATTTTGGATGAACCCGCAGAATCCTGAATTAACTTATAAAGAAAGAATTAAACGTAGAATCGAAGCCCAAGAATTGGTAACGAAGTTAGGATACCCTATATGGAGAGGGGATGCTCAGCTTGGATGGTTAATAAAAAAGTACAAAGACATTTACGACGGAAATTTTAATGAACATCAAACTACAATTTAAAGTCGAACGCCGTTTAGGAGATCCCACGATTACTGTAATTATCGACGATAATATGCCCAGTTACACAGGGGTATGCCCTGATCAACTTGAATTAAATGTTCCAGTTATTTCGGGCTGTCACGAATTAAGAATACAACATTACGGTAAGAAAACAACAGATCATGTATATGATAGCAGCGGTAAAGTTATTATCGACAAACATGTGGAAATAAAATCTATAGTATTGGATGATGTAGAATTAGTTGAAGAACTTTGGGATGGAGAATTTTATCCTGTATACGATCAAGATTATCTAAAAGATTGCATTAGTGCAAATATTAAAGTACCATATAGTCTAAGACCTAATTTATATTTAGGTCATAATGGTACTTGGATTTTAAAATTTGAATATCCGTGTATAGATTGGCTTTTGGCCGTCAGGCAAAATAAAATATTTAAAGTCACTGATCCAGACTTTATAACCAGTGAAGAAGATTTACAACGAGCAAAAGATTTTTTTAATTCGGCCCCCGACTTACCTTGGGATTTAGATTTTATTAAACGATGACTTTACAACAAATTTTTATAGCTACCACAGTTTGGGCTATTCTCACAGCCATAGTGTATACACATTCAAATTGGAGCAAGATTAAACATTGCTATAAAATGTGGTTTACAAAAGAATATTGGACTGATTATAATATTGTAGAATTCGCTAGTTGGTCCGCAAAAGCTATTATTATTGTACCTGGTTTAATTTTTGGAATACAAATTTGGTGGTTATATTTTTTAACTTTATTCACCAGCTTGACACTTATTTGGGCCAGCAATAAAAAACTTCTTCCTACATTAATAGGATTTAATACCATATGGGTATGGATTAGTTGCATGGTATTGGCAAAGCATTTAATAACTTAAAACAATTTCTACTCGTGTTCCGCTTTAATTCAATATACGAATATCAACTTGAAGTTACAACGTATTGTAATGCAGCTTGTCCCCAATGCCCTAGAAATATTCAAGGATCTGGAATAAATCCTTACATGCCATTAGTACATTTAGATCGACGTATAGTGGATTCGACATTTAGTACTGATCACTGCAAAAATCTTCGTCAGATATTTTTCTGTGGCAGTTACGGCGATCCTATTATGCATCCCGACTTTTTAAGTATACTACAAGATTTTAGAAATAAGAACCCAACCTTATGGTTATACATTCACACCAACGGTGGTGTACATGACGAAAGTTATTGGTGTGAAATAGCTAACATAATGTCGGGATATGGTCAAATTGATTTTGGTTTTGATGGACTTGAAGATACGTTACCGATATACAGACGTAATGTAAAATATGAAATAGCTATGCGTAATGCCAGAGCTTTCATAAACGCGGGTGGTAGAGCACAATGGAATTATATTGTGTATAAACACAACGAGCATCAAGTTGAAGAAGCTAGAATATTAAGTCAAAAGTATAAATTTTATAATTTTTTACCTAGAAAAACTGGCAGATTTTATGATCACAAAAATGAAACTAGCTATCCAAATTGGCCTGTATTGAATAAAAATAGAGAAACAGAATATGTGTTAGAAGCCCCTGTTGGGCAAGAATGGCAAAACCCTAGCGTACAAAAAATACAAATTTTAAAAAAAATGCATGGGAGCTTTCACGATTACTTAAAACAAACAACTATCAAATGCGATGCTCTATTAGGAAACAAAGTTGTCATTACTGCTGAAGGCCTAGTGTTGCCATGCAATTTCTTTGAACATAATTTATATGATGCAAGATTTCATGCAGACAATTATATGCCTGGCGTAAATGATGCAAGTTTTATAAACGGTAAAAATCAAATTATGGAATTTATTAATCATTATAAAAACGAAATCGACATAAAGCAGAAAAATCTATGTGATATTTTTAAATCTCAATTTTGGACAGAGTTAGTCAATCGATGGTCAGGAAAAGATAAAATTATGGAATGTGCAATGACTTGCGGAGAAAAATTTACAAAGGTGTGGGATCAAGGAGGATCTATTAGATGAAAGTTTTAATTACAGGTGGTAATAGAGGGCTTGGATTAGAGCTAGTTAAAAACTTAAATGGAACTAGCATCAGTAGAGCAGATGGCATAGATATCACTCGAGATCATAAACAAATTGCCGAAATCAGCGTGAATTATGATGTTTTTATCAATAATGCGTTTGACGGTCCTCCCCAGGAAGCATGGGCTAATTTTGCACAAACTAACTTGTATATGGCTGTATACGATGCGTGGAAAACTGCAAATAAGCAGGGTTGGATTATCAATATTGGTAGTTCAGGATCCAAGTCTATAATTGCACCTGAACCCAGATTCGAAACATATCGTATTAGCAAGGCTGCACTAGAACACGCTAGCAAGCAAGGCACACAAGCATTTAAACAAAACAAAGTACCTTTTAAAACAACATTAATCACTTTAGATAGATTAGACACTGAATTAAGCAGAAGTCGTTCAAACTGGACAGGTAACGGCATCAATTTAACTGATGTATATAATTTTATCGACTATGGCTCAAACATAAATCCAAATACCTGCATAGAAGAAATAACATTTTATTGTAACTTAGACTATCTGGCATAAATTAAAGTACACATCATGGAAATCGTACAAATACAATATGACTTGGTTATTCGAAGGCTCTGAGGTTGAGAATTTACCCGACAGTTGTGTTGGATTTGTATATCTTATCACAAACAAATCAACAAACAAAAAATACATTGGCAAAAAACTGGCAAAATTTAGTAAAACTACGCAACGAACAGTAAAATTAAAAAACGGTACAAAAAAGAAAAAGAAAATTCGCTCAAAAGTCGATTCGGACTGGAGAGATTATTATGGATCAAGTCCTGAATTAAAAAGGGACGTAGAAACACTGGGCTTAGAAAATTTTACTAGAGAAATTCTTTATTATTGTGAATCAAAAGCAATTTGTAGTTATATTGAAGCAAGAGAACAATTTACCAGGCGTGTATTAGAATCAGATGAATATTACAACGGCATAATCGACTGCCGTATCCATGGCTCCCATATAAAAAATAAGTTAAGCATTTAAGACTGGCACAGGTCAATATCATGTGCCCTAGACCTGGATCTCGGATCGCAGGGATGGAAGACTCACCGTGCTAGTGAGCACTCAACCACTACCCGAAAGGATGAGGATTGCCAATGCCGCAATTTGGTTGTTTGAATAGGAATAAAGGCTAAAAAGACGTCACAGTGATGTGACAAGGTTTATATGTATGTTAGCGTATAGATATAAACTTGCCGTTGGGATAAGACGCAACTCGAGGTACCGGCCAACCGCCTCTGTAATGTTGTAACGCTAAGTGACTGTGCTACTCGGATGAAGCTCACTCATTTTTTTGCCCTGCGCGGGCAAAGTGTGACCGATTAATCTGGATGAAACTTATATCGCTTCGCTCTTTAATTAAAATATATCACTGAGCGACAGCGAAAGTGATAGATGTGCGTAGCACATCTTAAAAGAATGGTAATCCTGTTTCCTTTGTAGTATTGATATTTTCTTCGATAATTCCATTAATGATTTCTCTTTCATGAAAGCTTATTTCCAAAGCTTCACTATAAGTTATTCCACCCCTCATATGCCAACAAATTTTTAATATATTCTTCTTAAGGGCTTTTGAATCTTTGTCGAAATCGTTAATCATTTCAACAATTGATTCATTGTCTAAACTCAAAAGCCTTATGCGAAAAAACTTGCTTGTTCAAAAATTAATGGAGTTTCATAGGGTTTGTTACAGTCTTCGTGTTCACAGGTAACAGGAATTTTTTTAAGAGGACTTTGTTCTCCAAAGCTTTCTAATTTTGTTTTGACTGCGTCCCACACTGTTTTGTTGCAATTTTGAAAAAATTCATGAATCTGAGCTGAATCTTCTACTAGAACACCTTCTTCGGTTTTAATTCCAGCCACACTATTGCTGATTTGTTCTACTGTCAGCGTTAATAATCTTTGGAAAACAACGTTAAATTTTGCTAATTTTTCTTCTTCGCTTAAGGTATCGTCGCTGACCACAGATAATAATCTTTGTTGTTCGTAGTTTTCTAAACTAGCTTTGTTAAATTGTTGATAAGTTTGAGGTCTGATATAAAGTTCAAGACCTTCTATTTTTATAGTAGAATCAAAATCAGGACAAGTTATCTGCGATGACAACACACTTAGATCTGCAATGTTTTCATTTTTTCTTTGACAGTGTGGACAAACACTGACAAAATCCATGCCAGGTCCATATGTTGCATGTCTTATTGCTATCAGTACCGCATCTAAGTCGATGGCGGGCATTTTCCATGCATCTTTAATAGCAGGCACACAACTTTGTATTACTTCTACAGTGCTTTGCCCGTTCATCAAAGCATCTGGTGTTTTTAGTATTAGCTCGTCTTTTGCGGTCATCGGGTAAACAGGTAATTCTCCAGTAACCGGCAACTCTAAACTGTTGCCTGGATACCAGCGTCCGTTGCTGGGCAATTTAAGATATAATTGAGGCTGTCTAAAATGCTTAGACAAAGGATTCACACTATTAACCATATTTTATTCCAATAAATATAGTAATACTTATCTTGGTAAAATTACGAAAAAATAGATTATGGATGAAAGAACGCAACAACTGCTGGAAAAACTTGGTTTAACAGCCAACGATACTTCGGGTGCGATGCAACAGTTAGTCTCTGCATTAAGCAGATCTACATCTGCCACTAGTAATCAAACTAATGCAGCAACAATATCTGCACAATCTTTACGGCAAATGCAGAGCAGTGCTCAGTCAGCTGCTTCTGGTTTTAGCAGTTTGTTGAGCATAGGCACAGGTGTAGTATCTCAGTTTACCTCCTTAACATCCACTGTCTACGGTGCAGAAAAAGCTTTTACTAGTGTAATTCCTGCGTTAGATTTTATTACTAATACTTTTACAAAAAGTGTGACCGCGGCGGGTTCAGCGCTCAGCGGTGCGTCATTTGCAGGCATGAGTTTTGGTAAAGCCAGTGAAGCAGCAGCATCAGGAGTGGTCGCAACATTTGAAGTTTTATCAAATGTTATGAAGTTTCAAATTGACAGTGCTCAAAAAGTCGCTGATCAATTCCAAGAACTGTCAAAAGTTGGTGCAACTTTTGGTGGCAGCATAGGAACAATGGGCAGAATTGCAAAAGAGTTACGTATACCTTTGTTACAGTTTGGCAGAGTTATTACTAGCAACATCGAATCATTGAGTAAATTAGGAGGTTTGATAACTGATGCAGGATCTAGAGTAGTTTCTTTTACAATGGATCTTTACGATAAAGAGGACACTTTATTGGCTTTATACGGTAGCATAGAAAATATAAGTTCGGGAGTAGCAGATTTCATGGCTTTGCAAGCTAGTCTAGGTAGATCTCAAACCACTGACTATCATGCACAGCGGAACGTAATTAAAGAGTATTTGATTAGACAAAAAGAATTAACGGCACTAACAGGGCAAAGTGCGGATGCTCTTAAAAAAGCAGAAGAAGAACGCAGAAGAGATTTAGCTTATCAAATGAAAGTTAGTAGAATGAGCCCCATAGCTCAAGAAAATATTAAAGAAGGATTTGCTATTGCTCAATCTAAATTTGGTGACGAAGCTGCTCAATACTTAAAAGAATATGTTAGAACGCAAGGAAAAGTCTTAGATCCTGTAATGATAGCATATGCTAACGGCAATCAAGAAGTCGCACGGACCATGCAGATGTTTGCTGAAAATGTAAATTTAGGAAAAGACGAATTCCGACGATCATATGCAGGATTTATAAAAGCAAATGCAGGCGCTTATAGAGGATTTGCTGAAAGCATCGAAGATTTAGCAGAATTGCCGCCTCAGTTAATGAATCCTTTTGTTCAATCTATGACTAAACAGGGCGCTTCACTGATTGCAAATATGGGATTTTTTGAAGATGCGCCGGCCATTATAGAAAGAATGATACGCGAAGGAACAAACTTTCGAGATGGCTTAGCCGACCCTGCTACTAAAGCATTTGTTGATGCCGAAAGAGATCGAGCTAGAATTCAAAGAGAAATTGATACAACCGTACTAACTAATATGCAAAATATTGGAAGTACTATAAAATATTTAAATGAAATTACTTTGGCTATGGTAAAAGCACAGGGTAGTATTAGCGAGCTATTAGATCAGCTTAAAAAGGCGCCGCAGGCTGCTGCAGATTTTAATAAATCTGTTGGTAATATGGTAGATGACATTTTTAGAAAAATGAATATACAACTTCCTGATAGCTCAGAACGTGGATCGGATTTTCTTTCAACGTTGCGAGAACTTTTTTCAGGAAATCGAACTCTTCCAGTGTCAGTGAATCCGGGCCAATCACCGATTCCGGTAACAGTGGTGTCGGGACAAGGAACGCCTACAGCACAATCTGGGCCAACAATCCCGTCGACCCCTGTGGCAGCATTGGCCGCAGCAGAGGCAGATCTGTTTGCTGCATTAGCCAGACGAAATGAAAATAATACTCCATCGTCTGAGAACAATGTGGTAATGGCCATGGTAGAACGATTGCAATCACAGGTCGCTGCGATGAGTGCTGCTAATGGCAATACTGAACAAGTAGTAGCAGCACTAACTGATCAAAATGGATTAATGGCAACATTGAATGACAAAATGGGCGAACTAATAGATTCTAATAAAAGCATATTCAATGCATTGGCTTAATTTTTAGGTAAATATCTGACTGGAGAAAAGTTTTAATGTCTTGGAAAAAGTATTTTAGGGTAGCAAATGTAGCTGGAGCAGTAAGTCCTATCAATGGCTCTCAGGCTCAAAATATGACCTATAGAAATTATCAAAGTAACTTGCCCGAAGTTTATATAGGCCATCCCAATAGAATTGAACGTTATAACCAGTACGAACAAATGGACATGGACAGTGAAGTTAATGCCGCACTGGATATTTTGGCTGAATTCAGTACTCAGACCAATGAAGAAAACGGCACAGCTTTTAAATTTTATTGGAAAGAACAGCCCACAGACAACGAAGTTAAGATTATTCGTGAGCAGTTAACACAATGGGTCAGCTTAAATGAGCTTAACAAAAGAATATTTAAAATGTTTCGAAATACTATCAAGTATGGTGATCAAGTGTTTATTCGTGATCCCGAAACATTTAAACTGTTTTGGGTAGAAGTCAGCAAAGTTGTTAAAGTTATTGTAAACGAAGCAGAAGGCAAAAAGCCCGAGCAATACATTCTTAAAGATATTGCTCCAAATTTTGAAAATTTAACAGCTACAACTATTAATACCAGTGATGTTAATGTTAATCATCCACAAGTGGGCGGCAGCAGTGGTGCTTATATTCAGCCAAAAAATCCAATTGGTGGCGGGTCAAGATTTAGTCATGCTCAAAATGAAGCTGCGGTTAATTCCGAACATATTGTGCATTTAACACTAACCGAAGGTTTGGATTTTAGTTGGCCATTTGGTAATAGTGTGTTAGAAAATGTGTTCAAAGTATTCAAGCAAAAAGAATTACTGGAAGATGCTATCATTATCTATCGTGTACAACGAGCACCAGAACGTAGAATTTTTTACATTGACGTAGGTAACATGCCCAGTCACATGGCCATGGCCTTTGTTGAACGTGTTAAAAACGAAGTACATCAACGCCGTATACCTACACAAACAGGTGGCGGTCAGAATATGATGGATGCCACATATAATCCGTTGAGTACCAATGAAGATTATTTCTTCCCGCAGACAGCAGAAGGTCGTGGCAGCAAAGTTGATACACTGCCAGGCGGCAGTAATTTAGGAGAAATTACAGATCTGCATTTCTTCACTAATAAACTATTCCGTGGACTAAGAATCCCCAGCAGCTATTTGCCAACAGGCCTGGATGACGGAACCAGTAATCCAAATTCGTTCAGTGACGGTAGAGTAGGAACTGCACTGATTCAAGAATGGCGATTTAACCAATATTGTATGCGTTTGCAGCGTATGATTTGTGAAAAATTAGATCAAGAGTTCAAATTATTCCTTCGTTGGAGGGGTATTAACATTGATAGTAACTTGTTCGAATTGCAGTTCAATGAACCGCAAAACTTTGCCAGCTATCGTCAAGCTGAAGTAGATCAGTCTAGAATTGGATCGTTTACGCAATTAGAAGCTTTTCCGTATTTGAGCAAACGCTTCTTACTAACAAGATATCTTGGATTAACTGAAGAAGAAATGGCTGATAACGAACGCATGTGGGCAGAAGAGCAAGGAGATGTAGACAAAGCACCTCCAGGTGAAGCAGGTCTACGTAGTATTGGCATTAGTCCAGGCGGATTAGATGCTGATTTAGAAGCGGCAGCGCCGCCAGCAGAAGGTGAAGCAGGCGCTGCACCACCAGCAGAAGTAGGAGCTCCATCACCTGGAGCAGCAGCAGCGGCAGCGCCAGCTCCCACTGGAACCCTATGATTTTAATAAATTGGTAAATACCTGATGCAGCTCTTAGAACTTTATAATCAGATTCCGGACGGTTATCGTAGTGAAAAAGACGATAATAGTGTCATTAAAATTGATGACACTAGAAAAACACGATTAACTTTGGATCGATTGAATAAACTTCGCATTATGAATGACACTAGAAAATTAGAGCATGAAAAGAAACTGGAAAAAGTTTCTACTCAATACAAACCTGCAGCAGCGGCAGGTGTTTAATCTAAAAAACTTCAAAAACTCCCCATTTAACCCATTAAATGCTCATATTCTGTAAATAACTATACAGAATTCACAAACATATTTTTAAAAGGAACACAAATATGTCAAAATATGAGCAATTAATTGAATACATCATTAACGAGCAGGAAGATAAAGCTCGCGAACTTTTCCACCAAATTGTGGTTGAAAAATCGCGCGATATTTACGAATCGCTAATCGATGAACAAGATCTTGAAGAAGTCGGCGGCAATGAAGTCGAATCTATGGTAGACGAAATCACTGGCGACGAACAAGGAATGCAAGAAGCCGAAGATGACGACATGGGCGACGATGAAGGCGACGACATGGACGGCGGCGACGATATGGGCGACGATGATATGGACATGGACGGCGGCGACGATGACATGGGTATGGATGGTGGTGATGACATGGGCATGGACGGCGGCGATGACATGGAAAATCGCGTAATGGACCTTGAAGATGCATTGGATGAGCTTAAATCAGAATTTGATGCTTTAATGGGTGGCGGTGACGACATGGGCATGGATGACGGCATGGACATGGGCATGGATGACGAAGGCGACGAGGATATGGGTGAAAATCTTATTGTAGTGCCTACAGGTAAACCAACTCCTGAAAGCATGGGAGATTACGACGAATCAGTCTATGAAGCTAAAAAGTCTAAAAAAGAAGAAATGCTTAAAGACAAAATGCTTAAAGACAAAAAAGCAAAAAAGATGACCGAAGCTGAATGGATCCGCGAATACGTGGAAAAAATTGGTGAGCCATTCCCAGGAAAGAACACAGAAACAGGTGAAGTTGGTGCAGGCGGTACAGCCAGTTTGAACACTAAGTCTGTTGTTGCCGGTAAGAACGACATGGGAGGTACTGCTTCCAATATTGCCAAAGGTGGTGCAGAGTCCGATCCAAGCGGAACACCGAATAGAAAGCCCAGCGGTCTTTTAAAAGGCGGCCAGGACCTAATTGGTAAAGTACAAAACAGCCCAGGTGCTAATGCTGGTAAATCTGCTTACAAAAGCAAAGCTCCTGCTGCAACAAAAGCAGAAGCAGGCGGCACCAATGACAAAAGTCCGTTGGCCAAAGGTTAATTAACTGTGAAAAGTTTAATACAGGAACACTTATCTTTTGACAATGCCAGAATGGAAGTTCTGGCAGAGTCTACTGCTGATGGCAACGGTAAGAATCTGTATATGAAAGGTATTTTCATTCAAGGCGGGGTAAAAAATGCTAATCAGCGTGTTTACCCTGTTGATGAAATTACAGATGCAGTTGAAGCCATTAATAAACAAGTTAAAGGTGGGTATAGTGTATTAGGCGAACTAGACCACCCCGATGATCTAAAAATTAACTTAGACCGTGTGTGCCATATGATCACAGATATGTGGATGGATGGGCCAAATGGTTTTGGTAAATTAAAAATTCTTCCAACTCCTATGGGTAAACTGGTGGAAGCCATGTTAACCTCAGGGGTGAAGTTAGGAGTGTCCAGCAGAGGTAGCGGCAACGTTAACGAAAGCTCGGGCCATGTAAGTGACTTTGAAATAGTCACAGTTGATATAGTTGCACAACCTAGTGCTCCTAATGCGTATCCAAAAGCTGTTTACGAAGGGCTTATGAATATGCGCCATGGACATAGGGTTCTCGATATGGCCAAAGATGCCGGTGCAAATCAAAAAGTCCAAAAGTATCTGCAAGAGGAAGTAAAACGCCTTATTAAAGACTTAAAAATATAAAAGGAAATGATCCATGTTTGATGCTATCAAGCCATTAATCGACAGTGGTATCATTAACGAAGACACCAAGCAAGCTATCAGCGAAGCTTGGGAATCTAAGTTAAATGAAGCACGTGAACAACTTCGCGCAGAAATTCGCGAAGAGTTTGCCAACCGCTATGAACACGACAAAGGTGTAATGGTCGAAGCTCTAGACAAAATGGTCACAGAAAGTCTACAGTCAGAAATTCGTGAGTTTGCAGAAGAAAAAGAGCAACTAGCTGCTGATCGTGTACGTTTTAACAAACGTA